AATTATTGATTTGACGTTGCGAATGTTCATCGATCCTATATTGGATTTAGATTTGGGGTTATTAGAAGAACATCTGCTAGACACGAAAGAACGCAAAGACCGATTATTGGAGGACGCAGGAGTTACCAAAGAGGAACTGATGAGTAACCCCAAGTTCGCAGAAGTACTTACTGAGCTTGGTGTGGTGCCCCCAATGAAGATAAGTCCTACCACAGGTAAGGAAACATTAGCTCTCGCTAAGAATGATGAGGGATTCAAAGCCTTGGCAGAACATGAAGATGTACGTGTTCAAAGTCTTGTAGCAGCTAGGCTTGGGAACAAAAGCACGTTGGAGGAAACACGCACTCAACGGTTTATTGATATTGCCAAGCGCGGCACTCTACCTGTTCCTGTCAAATACTATGCTGCACACACAGGTAGATGGGGTGGCTCTGACAAGATCAACATGCAGAACTTACCTAGCCGTGGGCCAAACGGCAAGAAACTCAAGAACAGTATTATTGCTCCCGATGGCTATAAGCTGATTGACGCAGACTCTGCTCAAATCGAGGCAAGGGTGCTTGCTTGGTTGGCAGGGCAGGATGATCTTACCGAAGCGTTTACCAATGGTGAAGATGTATACAAGAAGATGGCTTCTCGTATCTACAGTGTGGATGAGGCAGACATAAGTAAAGACCAGAGGTTTGTGGGTAAGACCACTATCTTAGGCGCAGGATACGGCATGGGTGCGGTGCGATTCCAAGATCAGTTGAAATCTTTTGGGTTCGACATGGAGCTAGACGAAGCTAGGCGCGTTATACAAATATACAGGGATAGCAACTGGAAGATAGCGCATCTATGGCGTGAAGCTCAGAACATGTTAATCAATTTGTCGAGAGAAGATAACGCAACATTGGGACTACCCGGAGTTTTGGAAGTATCTCCGGGCGAGGTGGGCGTTAAGCTACCTTCTGGTATGTACTTACGCTATAACGACTTAGAAGCGGAACAGGATGAACGGGGCATACAGTTTACTTATAAGACAAGAAGAGGCCGCACTAAGATATATGGTGGGAAGGTTATAGAGAATGTTTGTCAAGCTATTGCACGTTGCATCATCGGGGAACAGATGTTAAAAATAGCGAAACAATATCGGATCGTGCTTACCGTTCACGATTCCGTCGTATGCTGTGTACCCGAAGAGAGTGTTTCGGAGGCACAGTCGTACATTGAAAAATGTATGCGGTGGACACCTGATTGGGCAGATGGACTGCCTATTGATTGTGAGTCGGGTGTAGGAGACAGCTATGGAGAATGTGAATAGTATTGCCCCTTGGTCGTTCAGTAAAGCCAAGGCGTTTGAAACGTGCCCGAAACAATTTTACCACGTAAAGATTTTGAAGGAGCATCCAGAGATAGAAACGGATGCCATGCGCTACGGGTCATTGATGCACGAAGCAGCAGAGAAGTACATACGGGACAAAGAGCCATTACCTGAAGGCTTCAAGTACATGCAAAATGCGCTCGATGCCCTCGCATCGTTTAAGGGTGAAAAGCTGTGCGAGTTCAAGATGGGACTGACAGACAGGCTAGAACCCTGTGGATTTTTTGCTGATAATGTATGGTGGCGCGGTATTGCTGACCTAGTAATACTTGACACGGAGAAGCATCGTGCAAGAGTGGTTGACTACAAATCAGGTAAGTCTGCGCGATATGCAGATAAGGGACAACTAGAACTAATGGCCCTTGCTATATTCGCGCACTTTCCTGTAGTGCAGGAAGTCAAAGCAGGATTGATGTTTGTGGTGTGTAACCAACTCATTAAGGATAAGTACACACGGAGGGATCAATCGTGGTTGTGGGATAAATGGATGGGTACTTACACTCGCATGACGAGTGCTATGGAGAACGAGGTGTGGAACGCTAATCCAAGTGGGCTGTGTCGAAATCACTGTCCAGTGACAGAATGTGTACATAACGGGAGAAATTAATGCCTTACACGAAAAAGAAAAGACCTTACAAAAAAGAATATCAGCAACAAAAAGAACGGGGTGAACATGCTGATCGCATGGAACGTCAAAGAGCTAGGCGTAAGATGGATGCGACTAGCCCTGACAAAAACAAAAACGGCAAAGCTGACAAGCGAGAAGGTAAAGATGTTTCGCACAAGAAAGCTTTGAGTAAAGGTGGTAAGAATAGCGACGGAGTTCGCGTAGAGAGCAAGGCGAAGAACCGTTCAAGGAATTACAAGAAGAAGTCCAGTGCAAATCGTAAAAGATAAAGCTGTACTACTTAAATTACGTGACCCGGAAAAGGTTACGGGTATCATACCCAAGAGTAAGAAGTTACAGAACAATCATGTAATCGTAAACTGGGGGCTGGACGAAGCACACGTTCTAAAAAACCTTAACATTCAAGTGCCTTCCCCTATCGAATCTCACTACGAATGGACGGGACAGTACAAACCGTTTGAGCACCAGAAAGATACTGCTGCGTTTCTCACGTTAAATAAACGTAGCTTTTGTTTTAACGAGCAAGGCACAGGTAAAACCGCCAGTGCAATATGGGCCAGTGACTACTTACTGCGAGAAGGTAAAATCAATCGTGTGCTAGTGATCTGTCCGTTGTCTATCATGGACAGTGCTTGGAGGGCAGACCTATTTAAGTTCGCTATGCACCGCACGGTAGATGTGGCTTATGGCACCGCTGAGAAACGTAAAAAAATTATTGAGCAAGGTGCGGAGTATGTCGTTATTAATTACGATGGCGTTGAGATTGTTGCCGATGAGATAGCTAATGGCGGCTTTGACCTCATCATCGCTGACGAAGCTACACATTATAAAAACGCACAAACTAGACGTTGGAAAGTACTAAACAAACTACTAAAGCCAAACATGTGGTTGTGGATGATGACAGGCACACCTGCAGCGCAATCACCTCTGGATGCATATGGGTTAGCAAAACTTATAAACCCTAATGCAGTGCCTAGATTCTTCAGTGCGTTTCGAGATCAAGTAATGGTTAAGATCACGCAGTTCAAGTGGATACCAAAAGACTCTTCTGTAAACATTGTGTTCAACGCTCTACAACCTGCGATTCGTTACACCAAGGAAGAGTGTTTGGATCTGCCTGAGATGGTATACGTGAAACGTGAAGTGGAGATGTCAAGACAACAGAAGAAGTACTATCAGCAGCTTAAAGATAAAATGGTTATGCAAGCGGCAGGGGAACAAATTACTGCGCCCAACGCTGCGGTCAACATGAATAAGTTGTTACAAATATCTTGTGGCGCGGTGTACACGGATGATGGTGAAGCTTTAGAGTTTGATATTAAACATAGATATAAGGTATTGAAAGAAGTTATAGATGAGTCGAGTAAAAAGGTTCTTGTGTTTGTACCTTTTAAACATGCGATTGACCTGTTGGTAGGTAAGTTAGAAAAAGACGGCATCACTACAGACATCATTCGTGGAGACGTGTCTGCACCGAAGCGCACGGCAATTTTTAAGCAATTTCAAACCATGCCTGACCCGAAAGTGTTAGTCATTCAGCCGCAAGCTGCTGCTCATGGAGTAACGCTAACCGCTGCTAATACAGTGGTATGGTGGGGGCCGACAAGTAGCCTAGAAACCTATGCACAGGCCAATGCACGGGTACATAGGTCGGGGCAAGATCATAAATGTACAGTGGTGCAACTGCAAAGTTCTGCTGTAGAAAAGCGTATTTACTCACTGCTTGACAATAGAATAAACATTCACACAAAAATTATAGATTTATATCAAGAATTGCTTGACTAGCATAAAATTAGCTAGTATTGTTCGACTTCCCAGTGAGTTACTGGTGCGATGGAGAAAGACATGAGTAAAAAGAATATGAGCTTACCCAAGCTCGTCAAGGCGTTCCGCAACCTGCGGGATAAGCGCAGTGAGTTGAAGGCAGATTTTGAAGCTAAAGATAAGGCTCTTGTGGAACAGCAAGAGAAAATTCAAAGTTATCTGCTAACTCACTGCAATGAGAACGATGTGAACTCAGTTAAGACTGACGAGGGTACTTTCTATAGAAAGCGGAAGGTTAACTACTGGTGCAGTGATTGGGAATCATTTCATAAATTTGTTCTTGAACATCAAATCCCCGAAATACTACAGAAGCGAATTGCTCAGAAAAACCTTGAGGAGTTTCTTGCGGAAGAAGGGAATGAACAGCTTGTCCCTATAGGTTTACAGTCGGAATCTACCTACACAATTACGATTCAGAAACCTAGAGGATAATACGTATGGCGAATAAATTTAATCGTTTACAAGAAGTTAAGAATAAAACGGGTCTGTCCGGGCCTTCAGTCTATAAACAAATCCGTTTAGGTTTATTTCCCAAAGGAATAAAACTTACACCTCGTGCAACAGGGTGGAGTAATGACGAAGTAGATGCGTGGATTGAAGCCAAGATAAGGGGTACATCGGACGAAGAGATGGCGAAGTTAATTTCTGATTTAGAAGACAAGAGGGCTTCTGTATGAGTAGTCAAGAGTATGTACCTATAGAAGCTGTCGCTGATCGGTTCGCGGTGAGCGTAAGCACGGTGCGGAGTTGGATTCGTAAGGATCACATTCCGCGAAATACTTACATTAAAGCAGGGAACACCTATCGTTTTGTTCTTGAAGATATCGAGAAAGCTCTACGGCAAGAAGAGCCGAAAGACGACATCCCGTGGCAGAAAGAATTAGCTCTTGATGCTTCTGATACTCCCGATATAAAAGCTTTAGTGGACGATGACTTTTGATGAACAGGATTAGCATACGGGACAATATATTCACAGTCGGCTCTGATAAGTTTGAAGAGCAAATGGAAGGCATTATTGTCAACGCTGCGCCCGTGCAAAGGATCTATTACAAGAATAAGTTTGATCCTGCCAAAGCGCAAAGCCCTGTATGTTGGTCATCTGATACCAGACAACCTGATCCTAATGTTGTTGAGAGACAAGCAGTTCGATGTATGGACTGCAAACAAGACATTCGAGGGTCAGTGTCTGGTGGGGGAAGAGCCTGTAGGTATTCACAAAAATTAGCTATTTTATTCCCATGCGGTATCACCCCATCTCAAGTTTATCAAATGACTATACCTGCCAATAGTATCTTTGGTAGGATGAAAAACGGACATATGCCTTTACAAGAATATGCACGATTTTTACAACAACATAGCACACCGTCGATGACAGTGATGACTAAGATTTACTTCGATGTGGATAGCCCAGTGCCTAAGTTATTTTTTAGCCCAGTGCGTTCACTTGAAGAAAAAGAGTTAGAGATAAGCACTCATATGGTAGATCACCCTGACACGGTTGCTGCTATTACGTTAGGTTTTTCTCAACTCGAAGGAAGCACCTCACCGTTTGAAGAAACGGAAGGGTTTATTTTTAACGCCTAATTTGGAGAATGGCATGTTACATACTATTAGAGGGGTAGAAGCACTTTACCCAAAACTTGATCGCCCTTATAAATTTGATAAGAAAGAGAACAGAAGTGTTCCTTGCGGGGCAACTGATGACGGGGCTGAGTACACAGTTGATTTTAAGATCAACTACGCAGACATCTTACCTTTACGTAAAGCAATGAAAACTGCTTACGATGAGAAGAAAGATGCGGAGGGTTGGACGGACAACTTCAAAGATAACTTTAAGGTTTTAGAGGGCAGTGTAAAAAACAAAGATGCTGTCTTTCAAGTAAAGACCAAACTGAAAGCACATTACAGTGGGTCAGCGACTAAGAAACCGAAACAGTTTGACGCAAAAAACAATCAGCTTCCAGAGGACTTTCAACTAACTACAGGAAGTACTATTAATGTACAGGTAGAACTAGTACCTTACTCAGGAGCTATGGGGCACGGAGCTTCTTTACGCTTGAGAGCCGTGCAAGTAATACAATTAGCTGCGAGTAGTGTGGTTAGTCCTTTCGATGTCGAGGATGGTTTTACGTCTGAAGAGGGTAGTCCTTTTACTGAGGAAGCACCACAAGCTCCCGTAGTAGAAGAAAGCGATGACGGTTTTGATGAGGAACCAGAAGAGCCGAAGAAAGTAGTCAAGAAGAAGAAAGTTCCCCCAAAAGATGATAGCGACGATTTAGACGCGATTATTAACGAGTGGGGTGATGACGAATAAGTTATCTTAATGAGCTTTGTCACGGCTAGGTAGCAGTACCGAAAAGGGTCAGTGTGTAAAAGTACCCACTGCTCCTGCAACTGGCCCCTGCCGTGACATCCTTTTGGACGAATGATGAATACCAATACTTTTCTAAAAACCGTATTGGCAGACGAAGGGCACTACTGTCTCTTTGCTGCTAACGCATCAACTGGTAAGAGAATACAAAAGTTTTATGGTTCAACAGACTCTTTATTAGTTGATGCAGATGATTTAAACAGTAGAGGTTTTGATGTCTATTTCGCTCTTGCTACATTTGAAGAAGCAGGATCTAGGAAAGCGGATAATGTTAAGTACTTACGTGGGTTTTTTCTTGATCTTGATTGTGGCCCTAGTAAAGACTACGCAAATAAACTAGACGCGATAGACGCACTGCAGAAGTTCTGTGAATCTTTGAAGCTACCAGTACCATTTACCATAGACTCTGGTAGAGGGGTGCATGTCTACTGGCCCTTGTCAGAGAACATACTACCAGATGATTGGATAGTATCCGCAGAGAAGCTTAAAAAACTTTGTGTGAAGCATGGGTTCTTTGCTGACCCTGCTGTGACGGCAGATACAGCTAGAGTCTTGCGCGTACCCAATACGCACAACTATAAAACTGACCCTCCTTCACCAGTAAAACACCTGACTGATGAGGAAGTAGTAACCAATAACTTTGACGCTTTCTCTAGGCTACTAGGCGCAGAGTTTGTGCCAACACCCACCAAGATCGCACCTTCTAATATTGTGGACTTTCCTAAGACTAATGCTGTCATGGATGCGTTATTGGGAAACAGAGAAGCTCGTTTTATAGACATAGTTAAAAAGACAAAAGCAGGGCGCGGTTGCACACAGTTAAAGTTGATATTGAAAGATCAGGAGAATACAAGTGAACCGATGTGGAGGGCAGGGCTGTCCATAGCACGGTTTTGTGCGGATGGTGAGAAAGCTTCACATACATTGTCAAAACGCCACCCTCAGTATAGTGAAGAAGCAACTGCTAAAAAGTTTGGGCCAATTAAGGGGCCATACACTTGTGCAAAGTTTGATGAGTTTAACCCAGAGATATGTCCAGACTGCCCTAACTGGGGAAAGATAAAGTCCCCTATTGTGCTTGGTAATAGGTATAAAGAAGTTGATACCAGTGCTTTGGAAGAAGAGGATGTCCCTCCCACATTTCCCCACCCATATTTTAGGGGGGCTAGTGGGGGTGTGTATATCAGAACTACTAACAGTGACGGAGATTTTGACGAGAAGTGTATATACCACAACGATCTATACGTTATACAAAGGGTAGTTGACTCTGAATTTGGTGAGTCTGTAGTAATGCGCTTACACTTACCGCAAGATGGAATTAAAGAGTTTACTCTACCCCTCACTGCGGTAACTTCGCGGGATGAATTTCGTAAGGTGCTATCCGCACAGGGGGTAGCTATAGCAAAGATGGATGAACTGATGACTTATACGATTACATGGATTAATGAACTACAGGCGAATAGCATGGCAGATGAGGCGCATAGACAGTTTGGTTGGACAAATGAAAAGTTAGATACTTTCATTTTGGGTAATCAAAAGATATCAGCAAATAAAATAGAGTTTAACGCTCCATCTAACCAGACATTGAGTTTGTTCCCTGCATTTGAACCCAAGGGTACTCTTGATGCGTGGAAAGAAAACATTGAGTTTTGGAACCGTGATGGCTTTGAACTCTACCAATATGTTACTGGAATTGGTTTTGGGTCAATTCTTATGGAGTTTGCCAACGTAAACTGTAGCGCACTGCACCTGCATAACAAGGATTCGGGTGTAGCTAAAACTACTGCCATGATAGCTGCCGTTAGCATATGGGGTAATCCAGAGTATTTAGTCTTACAGCAACAAGATACTGTGAATAGTAAAATGAATCGATTCATTTTACTATTCACAGTATCTTGTTGCTGTAAGACTAAATACTCTGGATTACCCCAT